TCATAGCACCACCTGGTGCATTGGCTATGTTGTATGGACCGTAGTCTTGGTGCTTTCTAATCATTATAATTCTTAGTTCACTTAGTATATCTTCTAGGTGTTCAGCGTCCTTCATCTAGCACCTTCTTTAGTTCTTTGTCTAGGTCTACCATTTCTTCCAGTACTGTAACTTCATTGAGGAAGTCCTGTGCTTCACCCTGTGCTGCTGCTACTAGGAAGTTAGCCAAGATTGTTAGCATACTTAGCCCTGCTTCAACATCTTTTTGGGTATACATATATACATCTCTGAGCGCTGACAGTAAGTCAATGCCTTTGCTATCCGTAATAGGTAGCCCGATAATCTTGGGATTCTTTTCTATATAATCCCATACAGATTCATCGTTCGTTGATGCACTTTCTGATTCGCTCATCTAACCAACCCGCCCCTTCTTGTAGAACAATACTGTTGACATCGTGCCCTTCGGGCATCTGAACTATGTTGACGTTGCCTAACTCACGGCTAATCTTCTTGCCGAACTCCAGCCCTGGATTATCACCATCTGCCAATACGATAACTGTATCAAAGTCGTCAAGTATTTTGCTGTAGTAGGGCTTCCAGTTGTTAGCCCCTGGGATACCCACTGCTGGGTGCCCTGTCTTTACTACTGTGGTGATGCAGTCAATCTCACCTTCGGTGACGCAGATGTAGCCATCTGCTGTGAGTACTGCTTGAGCATTAAACATTGTGGTCTTAGCACCTGGCAAACCTATGTACTTAGGGTCTTCACCGTTGATGCTACGAAAGCGTAGGTCTACAACACCTGACGGTGTGGCATAGGGGATAACTAACTTACCCTTGTAGCCTTCGTGACCTGGCAATGGATTGTCCACTACTCCTATATGAAACATCCTTGCTTCTTCTACCGACAGACCCCTTGTTGCCAGATACTGCGCTGCTTGATGTGTGTGTTTGGCGTACTCTGTCGCTGCCTGTAGGAGAAATTGTCTCTGCGTATTTGACAGCCTCACGATAGTTGCCTCCTTCTCTGTGCATAATTAAATCGTAAACATCTCCAGCCACGCCGCAAGCGTGGCACTTAAATCTGCCTTCATCAAAGTTAATACCTGCTGATGCTGTCTTATCTGGGTGGAATGGGCAGCGTATCTTGCGCCAACCACTGCCCACTGCTGGCAGTTTGGCGCCTATGTGTTCTAGGTAGGCAGCAATACTATGCTTTTCCATTTACTTTATTGAGTAACTCTAACCAAATCTGTGCTGGCATTGTTGCATACCATTGCCCTACGTCTCCTTTACCTTTGCGCTTATGTATGACTACACCTGTCCAAGCATTGTCGTTTTTCATTTCTACTTCTAACTCTGCAGTCCAACCCGCAAGGTCCATCTTGGCGTGGTTCTTAATCTCAATGGTAACTCCTGGTATACCGCTGATGTCACCCTTATCTAGGGTAGCACCTGCTAGCCGACGGTCTGCGTAAGGATGACCGTTGGCTTTAAGCCAGGCAACTACATCTCTCTCTGCCCCACTACCCTTGCGTTTGGCTGCGCTACTCATTCTAAAATGCTACCAACAATACCCATAATATGTTTGTTTGTTTCTTCGTATAGTGCATCATTGTTATACAACTCATCTACGATGATGTTCCATTCACCTTCTGATATGGCTTTGCCAAACCAACTCTCAATGTCTTCTTTGCTATAACTGATTTCCCAAATTTTAATTTCCATACATAGTCTCCTGTGCGTATTTAACTTGAACATCTTCTAGGTACATACTATCTGGATTGAATGACAGACTGACGTAGTTGTTACCTGTCTGGTCTGCTCGCCCATATCTGTTCTTGACTGGGGCTACGCAGAGATAGGTGTCATCTGCCTGCTTCATCTGACCGATAGTCAGAACCATTGCTGGAATCTGATTGACCAGACCCTGAATGGCTGTGCGTGGCTGGCAAGGATAGCCCTCTGAACCTTCCTTAGTGTGGTGTAGAACCAATACCGCAGCGTTGGTATCACGTGCTAAGTACTTAAGTTCCTTCATTGCTGAACGCATACCTTGGAATTCTTCGTGACCATCCATAGCAATATCCATTAGGTTATCTACAACAATAAGCGTAGGGCTTCTGCCCCATACTGTTTCAAATGCACTGACCTCATCATCTAAATCTTTTAGAGTGGGAGTTGATTCAAAGGACCAGAACAAATGATTGTTGGTGCTAAGGATTTCTTCTGCTTTTTCTGGCTCACGCTTGAGCAACTGCTCTGCATCTGTCTGTGTCATACGACCAGCCATTGCAACTAAACGCATTGCCATAGTGTGAGCATTAGTATCTGCGCTGAAGTACAGCGTAGGTACCTTTGCTTTGGCTGCGATTGCCAGTGCTACTGATGACTTACCTGCACCAGGAGTGCCAGCAATCATAGTAATTTCTGCACGGCGCAGGATAATTCCTGCTCGCTGAAATGCCGCAAAAGCGGGTGGCAATGGTTCGCCACCCACCTCTGCTTTACCGATGCTACGTCTTAGAGTTCTCAAGTTCTACCTCTTTACCGCACCGAGTGCAATAGATTTTTCCGTTGATAAGTGAACTCCAATAAACGTGTCCAATTACTTTGCAAATCCACATTACTTCACTTGTTCAGCGACGAATGTGTTCCACTCAGGAGTGCCGATGCGGACATACGCATTCTTGCACTTATCAAATGCACCCTTTGGTGCTGGACAGAAGTAACCACGGTACATCTTGCCGTCCTTGCCTGTGCCTTGGATGGCTGTCATCTTACCGTGAGGACAGTTCTTACCACCGAGTGATGGTGTAGGTGCTGATGACCAGTTATCAACTGGTGCTGCAACTGGTGTGTTATCAATGATGGATGCGCCAAGCGCTGCTGCTACTTGGGCTGGTGCCATTGGTGCAGATACTGGTGCTGATGCACCGCGTACTGCTGACTCTAGTTCTGTGACGGCAGAACGAACTGCCTCTAGTGTTGTTGCTACCAACTGGTCTAGTTCATCTCCGTGCTCTGCACGAATTGTAACTAAAGAACCTGCTGGAGTTTTTACTGTGATACTGATTGGTGCTTCAGTGCTAGCCACTGATTGTCTCCTGTTCTTCAAATGGAGTAGCAAGACCTTTCTTGTCTCGCCACTGTCTTACCTTCATTGCAAATTGTACACCTTTCCAACCTTCAGCAATGTCTATCCAAACTAATTTGCATAGCCCTGTCCCTGCTGGCAGATGAATGATGATGGCTTTGTCTTTGTTGACATTACCCCAATTACCACGGCTACCCGTGGCTATGTCATACGGGTTGCCGTTGGCATAGATTGCTAACTGAATTGCAATGTTATTAGGATGGTCAATACGACCTGTCTTTATATCTGCAATGAATCTTTCACCTTTATATTCAACAACTCTGTCTGGTGTACCAGCAACCTTGTACTTGTCTAGTACGCAGAACTGTTCAATGAAAAGATTATTAAGTTGTTTAGTTGCTTGTTCATAGGCTCGGATATCTCCTGCCCATTCTTCTGGGATAGGTCCAAGTTCCTGTCCCAAATCTAGTTTCTCTGCAAATGCGTGCAGTGCTGTGCCGATAGTTGCTGCACGGCTAGCGCCTGCTACTTCCATAGCATCCTCTATGTATTTATTAATTGCCATCTTATCTTCTTGTGCTGCGCTAATGGCTAGTAATAAATCACTGCGAACTGTTAAGCCAATGGCTGCCATTCGCATCTTCCACGCAGTCAATGCTGACGGGTCATCAAGACTATTGGCAATAGTTGTAGCCCGTGTGTAGGCAACAGGTTTGCCGCCACCTTTAGGCACTATCAGTGGGCGACCATATCTATCACGTGCTATTTCTTGTCGCATATAAATCCTTTGTCTCCTTTGGAAAGAGGTGGGCTGGAAAGGAGACTAATCAAAACCAGCCCACGCTCAGTGCCCCAAGTGTAGCACACTTGGCTGCTGATATTACTGGTGGCTGGTGTCAGTAATATCTACATCCCAATCAATAGAGCCGATGCCATCAAACTCTGCTCGTAGTTCACTTTCAACCTGGTCCCGAGCATCCTCTTCTGAATCCGCCTCAATGTCTGTGATAGTAAACGAGATAGTACCGCTGACTGTAAACAAAGACTTGAGTTTCTCGCAACCAATAGTCTCAAGCAACTCATTTACATCTTCAACTGTACAGGTAATGTCATCATCGCTTGAATCGTGGCGAGCAGCAAAGAAATCATAGACTGCTACACGTGCTTTGTGAACGCGGTCTAGATAGCGTAGGTTTTGGTCTTTGTAATACTGAACATCAAGAATGACTTGTTTAATCATCTCATCTGTATACTTGATAACAGTACCATCTTCTGCTGTGTGTAGGTATTCCATTGTCGTCTCCTTATGCTGTTAGTAGTTCTAGTGCACGTAACTTAACGTTATCGCTGGCACCAGACATCGTCTTGATGCCCAGCGCTTTAGCCTTGTTAGGCTTGCCGTGGTCTGCATACTCAACAACTGCTTGCCATAATCCGAAGGCTGTGCCACGGATATTCTCCTGCGTTGGACTGTTGGTATAGATACCATACGCATTGTTCCTAGCAATCGTTGCATTGGTGTGCTGCTTCTTCTCACCCTGTGATAGCAGGTGGTGAGGTGTATCTTCTATCTTGCTAGGTAGTGGGAAAGCACGTTTGAAATAATCAAGTGCTTGCTCACGTGTAACCTGTCGCTCTAAAAGAACAGAAGCAATGTCAGAGTATTCTTGGATACTAGTATAAGTAATGTCCAAGATACTGCGAACATCATTGACATCCAGTATTGCCTTAGATGTATGACGCAGTGTGTATGTACGAGGTTTGTCAGTTGCCCTAAACATTTTGTTAATCTGATTGTGGCAATACAAACGCTCAATGATAGGGCGGATAAGAACTGAACCGCTACCATCGTGTGTAGTTTTGGCTAGCAGGAATGCTGCGTGTGGGTCACCCTTAATCTCCATCTCAAGGGGTAACTGCAATAGCATCCATACCTTTGCACCGTTGTCATACTCGCCTGCTGCTGCATAGCGAGCATCGCCTGAATCAATGAGGGTATCCAGCACTGAGAATACCTCTGAGTTCTGGAATGGTTTGTACTTGGTACCAACAACACCTAATGGTGTTACCTCACCGAGTGCTGTTGTCTTGACAACTGCCTGCTTATTCTTGACTGGGATATGCACGGGCAATCCCTGTCCTGGAATCTGATAGGTGGCTGCCACTTCGTGTAGTGATACTGACCAGTCAAGACCTGCTTGTCTGGCTACATCACTGGCTGATGTTGCTGTGACTGCAACACCTGACTTAATCCACGCCGACATATTCTTCGGCGCAACTGCTGTTGTTTCTACAACTGCTGTTGTCATACTGTCTCCTTATTTAGGTTGTGCTACTCGTAGTTCTGCCCAAGTGCAGCCTTCATTTACATTTACTTTCTGAAGTAACTCAGCAATCATTTCTGTTCCTGATACCTGGAAGAATGAGTTACGTACATCTTCTGGCATAGATAGAATTACTCTTGCTGTTGGTTCTTGTGAGTCTTCATTGATGATTGTTTCTAGTTCTACAATGTGCTTGATAATCACGTGCTGTCTCCTTTATAGATACTTGGTAATGCCGCCGTAAGTTGCAGTGCTAATGAGTTCATCATCGCACATCTTGAGAACACGGATAGCGTTCTCTATCTCTTCTTTAGTTTCCTTGTAAGCATACTCATTCATTGTTTCGTATGTTCTTACTGGTTCTTTAGGTAAGTTAATAGCATTAGCAGGTAAATCAAAGTCAACATTTACTGAGCCATTCCAGCGAACATTAACTCGTACATTTTCTGCCTTAGCAAACTTGGCAGTTGCTAGTTTAGTTACTTGCTTTTGCCACTTGTCACGGGCAAGTTGATACTTCTTGTCTTCTACATCTTGCTTTGCATAGTTATTTTCTAACATAACAACAA